TATTCCAGCAATGACAGATTTTTCGTGCGTAGTGATGTTCGATAGAGCATTCATAAGTCCACACAATGGAGATAGAGGATTACCGGGTGAGTATGTATATGTATATGAAGGTGCAGGATTAGCTAGAATTGCTGGTGGTGCTGCTCCTGCATCTGCACCTACAGTTACAAACTCCACTGCTGCCGGTAGCGTAGAAATAGGCACACATCTATTTGCTGTAGCATTTGAGACTACTTCTGGATTCCTTACCAAGTATGGTCCTGTGGCAGTCCTCACTGCTGTTGGTAGTAAGAAGGCAGACTTATCCAACATTCCTATTGGACCCCCCGGAACTGTAGCTCGTTGGATTGTAGCTACTGAGACTATAGCTAGCTACAATAACAACCCAGCTCAGTATGAATTCTTCCAAGTTCCTAACGGACGGCTTGGTGATAATACATCTACTACATTTACTGTTGATTTCTTTGATGCTTCTCTCGTTCAATCTGCTGCGTATCTTCTTGATTTACGCGCTAATTGTCCTGCTGGTGTGGGTCTTGCTATCTATAAGAATTCACTCGTAGTCTGTGGTGAAGATGCAGCACCTGCTCGCGTGCGCGTATCTCAGATAAACCAGCCTGAAGCGTTTAGTGATGTAGATGGATTTCTAGACTGCTATCCAAAGGATAACGGTGGGACTGTCAGAGCCTGCGTAGAGTTCCGTGGGCAGATGATAATGTTCAAGTCCTATAGATGCTATATCACACAGACTAACAATGATGTAGCAGCTACGTGGACTGTCTCAAGTCTTGATGCAGCAATAGGAACTGAATGCTTTGGAATCCAGCAAGTATTGGATATCGAAGGTCAGACTACTGATAGATTTGTTGTGGCATCACGTCAGGGATTGATGCTGTTCAATGGAACATTTGGTGATGAACTTACTGGTAAGATAAATGATATTTGGAAAAGAATCAATAAGCAGGTATTCAATAAAGTAACTGTAAGCCTGAATCCGATTGATTCAAAAATCTATGTAATGGTTCCACTTGACGGCGCGGCTACTGCATCTCATATCCTTTATGCTGATTACACTGAAGGTATGAACAGTGCTGATATCAAGTGGGCTGTTTGGAGATTTCCTGTAGACCTAGTAGCTTCGTTTGTTGATATCGTCTATTCAACTAAGCAGGCTACATACAAGTATGCAGGAGCACCGGGGAATATATACAAGGCTGACCCAACCACGCCGGATGATTGGAGTAATCCTAAGATATCTTACTTTGAGACTTCACTCATATCACATGACCCTAAGGGTGGAATGTGTATGTTCTCAGGAGTGAGACTTAGAGTAAATGGAAATGGAAACCTACAGATAGCTGCATCATCTCTTGATAGAACTCTAGTCATAAATGCTCCGAGCATCTTACTATCTAATTCTCCTGGACAACTTATCAAGCGGGAGTTTATAGGTGCTCAGAATGAGTTCATGTCTTTCAGATTCCGTGTAGACCAACTAGGTGAATTCTTCAACATTAGAGGAATTTGGGTTTACGGAATGGCAATGTGGGCTGAAAGGCCAGAGTTCTAATGGCTACTGATGATGTAGTTCGAGTAGCTGATATTCAAACTCTAATACAAGGATACCAGCAGGTAGACCCACGCCTGTATGATATTCTTAATGGGTTAGTAAATAGTGTAGATGACCTTCAGACTAAGGTATTCCCTGTAATTGATAGGGTAGCTATAATTGTAACTCAACCTACACCAGATACTCCGGTTGGGTTTACTTATTCAACTACCAAAAGAAATCTAGTTCTTACATGGCAAGCTGCTGCGAATGCTAGGACATATGAGATTCGTAGAGGCTCAGTTTGGGAGACTGCCAATCAGATTACCATCACTGGAATAACTGAGGCACGCCTAGACCCGATAATTGTAGGGACTACGAGATATCTACTCAAGTCAATAAATGGGGCCGGAGTTCATTCTGATGGATTCTCATTCGTTGATGTAGTCATAACTCCAATAGGTTCGTTTACTGTCAATGGACGGGTAATAGATAACAACATCCTATTGCAGTGGAGTGACCCATCATCAATATGGGATATAGATTACTATACTATAGCTAAAGGTCCAGTTCTGATAGGAACTCAGAAGGGAACTTTCATAGCTGCATTTGAAAGTGCCGCCGGGACTTTTACTTATAGTGTAACTCCCACAGATATAGCTGGCAATATTGGTCCTACTGCATCAGTAACTCTAGTAGTAGCACAGCCTCCTGACTTTGAGTTACTTGACTTTCGTAAGAGTATTCTCTCTGGTCTGAAGGTTAATGCTCTTGTATATGGTAGTCCTATAGCTGGTTGGGTAAATGATGAGTTCGTAGGCTGGGATGCTAATCAATTAGCTGGACAGAACTGGACTTGGATATCAGACAATACTGGTAAGATTCTCGTCTGTATAGATTTGGTCAAGACTTGGGATACTCACTTCTCATCTCAAGGTTGGACTAAGATATCAGACCAAGTTAATTCTGGACATCCAATTTACATTCAGCCCACCTTAACTACTGGTAAGTATCAGGAGATAATTGACTATGGGACAGTGATAAATAATACACTGTTCAACATGAACTATACCATAGAGCAATTGTCTTTGGCTGGCACAGTAACTGAGACTCCCGGCGTGGAAGGTTCATTAGACAGAGTTACTTGGACTCCTATAGTCCACGCCAAATCTGTTTTCTTGACATCGTTCAGATATGTCCGAGTTACTATAGACTTCACAGAGAACAATGATAAGGCATTGGCTCTGTTCTATAATCTGACATTCTCAATAGATGTTAAGCGTGAGATGGATTCTGGTAACTTGAATGCATTGGCTGCTGATGTGGCCGGAACTGTAGTGTTCTTCAATAAGCCATTTAAGGATGTAGATTCTATTAACATCTCACCAACTAAGACTATTGAGCCATTGACTATTATCTATGATTTCGTAGATATCCCTAATCCTGTAAGTTTTAAGGTTCTAGTATTTAACTCTATCGGTGTTAGAGTTAATGCGAATGTTTCATGGCAGGTTAGGGGAATTGTCTAATGGCAGCTCAATGGCTACGGTGGAATCCCACATCTCATATATTTGAGTATTCTACGGACAATGGGGCATCATTCAATCCATTGCCGTTGAATGCTGCAATTATTACTGAAGGCACTCTGCCACCTGCTGTAATTCCTGGCGGTAGTGGACCTTCATTGTCTGCACCTAATACTTGGACTGGATTAAATACATACTCTGGCATAAATCCTGGAATTAGGTTTAATGAAACTGATGCCGCAGCAGACCAGAAGAATTGGGATATATCTGCTGATACATCTGCATTTAAGATTAAAACTCTAAATGATTTATTGGCTTCACCTGCTACTCTATTCTCTCTTGATAGGGCAGGGAACTTAACATTAGCAGCTACTGGTGGGATAGCTTCTATTATCACATCGTCATTTGATGGTGCTAGTCAGCTTACATTAGCTAACCTCAGCGCCGGAGCTAATGCTTACGTTGCTATAGTATTCCAGAATAACGTAGGTGCTACCAGAGGATATATTGGTGTAGGTAGTGGTGCTTCTACCAATCCTTATATTATAGCTGATGCACTTTCACTTTATGCAGGTGCTCCTAATGGTCTTAACCTTACTACATTTTCTGGACCTATATATCTCAAGACCTCAAACACTGCACGGATAACAATATCTGGTGCAGGTGCAATCACAATAGCAGGTGCCACCACATTCTCTGCTCCAGTTACAATGAATAGCACCCTGAATGTGGTGGGTGCATTAACTGCTGCGTCATTTTCTCCCTCAACCATAAACACTGGGGATATAACTTGTGGAAATATAACTTGTGCACAAATTAATACCCAAGGTAATATGGTTACGTGTGGTGCTGTTACTGCTGGCTATGCTAACATTGGTGGAGTAAATGCTACTGGTGTTCAATCAGTTACATTATCTGCTGCAAATTCAGCTGTAGCACTTAATGCTAATACTAGTATGTTAAGAGTAACTGGTGGTGGATTCAGTATCCAGAGCATTACTGGTGGTTCAACTGGTAGAATACTATTTATCATGTGTGTAAGCGGTGGTATGACATTAGCTACTGGTGGAAATATATCTTTAGCTACAGGAACCATCGGTAATGGTAGTGGTGTAATAGTGATATTCGATGGAACCTACTGGAGAGTTTGTAGCTAATGGCTATCACATCTAACTGGCTACGGTGGAATGACTCTACTCATATCTTTGAGTATTCCACTGATAATGGAGCGACATATGTTCCGCTCCCATTGAATGCCAGTGTGCTTAATGAAGGAACATTAAATCCTGCTGTAGCTCCGGCTGGTATGCCATCTGGTAGTATTATAGCTTATGGTGGTGGAGCGGCTCCTACAGGATTTTTACTCTGTAATGGTGCGGCTGTAAGTAGAACTACATTTGCAGCTTTGTTTGCAGTGTTGGGAATATTGTATGGGCCTGGTGATGGCTCTACTACATTTAATATTCCTAACTTAGTGCAGAGATTTCCATTAGGCAAAGCTGCTTCTGGAACTGGTGCTGTATTAGGTTCTGTCGGTGGAGCAATTGACCATTTTCATACAGTTACTCAAACTGCTCCAGTTACAGGAACTGGCGCTGGTGCAACTGTAGCTAGTTCTACTGGCACTGGAACTACTGGAGCACCATCTGCAACTGTAGTTGCTCAGCAGGGTTCTCCAACATCATTACCAACAGGAACTCACACACATTCTGTTCCAGCTTTATCTATTCCAGCATTAACTGTAAGCGTAACCAGTTTAGCAGGTAATGCTGCTGTGAATGCTAATAGTGATGCGAAGAATCCACCATTTCAGACAGTGAACTACATCGTCAAGACGTAGGAGATTATATGAGCTACCGTGGGATAGTTGAAAAGATGAATACTGGTGCTATCAGGCGGATACTCATGGTAGCTGCTGAAGATGTATTGCTTGCTGAAGCTGCCAAAGACCCAAATACTCCCACGCCTAAGACTCTCAAGGCTAGGGAATATCTGATGAATGCAGAGTATCATTGTGAGAGATTGGCTCTGCTAGCTATGGTGCAGGACCAGACTCTAGATGATAGTTCTCCTGATTCTAAGTTTCGTAAAGCTATAGATGATGTGTTTGAGACTCTACTAAAGTAGGTGACAAATGGCTGGACTAGAGACTAATCTAGAAGAACTTCTTGGAGTAATTGCTAAGCAGACTATCATTCAGAATAGACAGGATAAGGCTCTAGTAGAATTAACTGCTATGTATAATGAGAAGACTGCTGAGTGTGAGAATCTAAGAACAGAACTAGATGAACTTAAAGCGCAGAGAGAATTCCCAAGAGAAGTAACGGGATAATCCAATGTCTGATTGGTCTAAGCCAGCTATAACAGATTTATACGTTGATGTCCTTAGTTATCTAGCAGGTAAGGACACTGATAGTGCAACTCTGTTTGTAACCACGCCATCAAATCAACCTACTGGTTCTATTAGATATAATAGGACTACTAACGTATTCCAAGAGTGGAATGGCACGGCATGGGTAGATAAGTTAATATCTATAGCTGGTGGCGGAACTGGAGCTAATACTCCTGCTGGTATAGTAGTCAGTCTTGGTCTAGGAACTATGTCCACCCAGAATGCCATAGCTGTGGCAATTACTGGTGGAACTATAGTGGGTATATCATCTCTGCAAATGGCTGGTAATATATCATTTGATGCAGATGGAACTAGAAATATAGGCTCTAGTGCTATACGACCCAATGCAATCTATGTAAGAAATGCGTTGGTTATTCCTGTTGGCGCTAATAAGTGGGCTACATAGGTGGCTAAGTTACCATCAATCTGGGTAGATGCAGCTAGTCTACATTTTGTAGACCAAGCTGCCGAGGAATATTTCTACACTGGAGATATAGTATCTACTCCAGCGGGTGCAGTTCCGGGCAGTATTTGGGTAGAAGGTGACTTTCTACACTATATAGATGCGACAGGTAAGAATAGACAGGTTCCAAATACTCTCATATCATCTCCCGCCGGAGCATTGGGTGGCAGTCTATGGGCTATCATATCTAAGCTACACTGGATAGCACAGGCTGGTTCTAGAGAACTTGAGGGGCATTCTGATACCACTCACATAGATGGACATTCAGATACGACTCATGCAGATTCTGCACATACAGATGTAGCACATACTGATGCTCATACTGATACTCATGCAGATGGAGCACATGCTGATACTCCACATGGAGATAGTCACACAGATACTCATGGGGATACAGCACATACTGATTATCCACATCGTGACCATACTGATGCTGTGGCTCACTCAGATTCTCATTCTGATGTGGCTCAATCAACTCAGTCACATATAGATGTATATCCGCCTAATCATGGAGATTTTACTGATGTTCCAGTAAATCCCCCCGGTTCTTATACATCCCATCTTGATACTGGTGGTGGTGGAGTTATTGTTCATTCTGACCAAGCACACATAGATGTCCCGCATCAGGATTCTCATGGTGATACTGCACATGGAGATGCACCATTTGAGAACGTAGGACATGGAGATGTATCACATGGGGATTCACATACGGATGTGGCTCATGTGGATAAGGCCCATAGCGATACTACACATTCTGATTCTCATACTGATGTTGCACATGTTGACGTAGCTCATGGTGATGCTGCACACCAAGATACAGCTCATGTAGATACGCACAATGATACTGCACACATCGACTTTCCTACCTATGTGGGTCCCTAATGTCTGTTGAAATTCTACCTAGTGGAATCAAGTGTAACCTATCATGTTCCTATTGCTATCAGAATCCTATGAGGGACGCTGGTAACTTCACTACAATTATGAATGTAGAGAAGATGATTGAAGCATTAGATAATGCTGGACAGTCATTTACTATATTCGGTGGTGAGGCTCTAGTTACTCCCATTGATATTCTTGAGAAACTGTTCAAATATGGTTTCGACAAATACAAGGCAAATGGGATACAGACGAATGGTTCCCTCATAACTCCTAAGCATATAGAGTTATTCGAGAAGTATAATGTTCATGTAGGATTCTCACTTGACGGCCCGCATGAATTAAATGATTTGAGATGGGCAGGTTCGTTGACTAAGACACGAACCATGACGGAGAGAAGTCATACTAATCTGACTAACATCCTCCGCGCCGGGAAGTTAAGTGTATCTCTGATTGTTACGATACATAAGAAGAATGCAGCAGGTGATAAGCTACAACTTCTAAAGAATTGGTTTGTGATGTTGTCTAGTATGGGATTGAAATTTGCTAGACTGCATCTGTTAGAAGTAGACCATAAACTTGTAGAGAATGTAGCTCTTACTGAGGATGAAGCATTTAAGGCAGTTACTGAACTTGCAGAACTTCATCATGGGATTACGATAGATATCTTCTCTGATATCCCACGCATGATGAAGGGTGAGGAATTCTCTCCTACTTGTATTTGGGGTGGATGTAATCCACTTAAGACTGAGGCGGTCCATGGAATCAATCCCGATGGAACCCTTTCAAACTGTGGCCGGACAAATAAAGACGGTATCAATTGGCTTAAGTCTGACACCGACTGGAATGAACGCCACCATGCGCTTATCAATACCCCTCAAGAATACGGGGGCTGTAAGGATTGTAGGTATTTCCCAGTTTGTCGAGGTGAATGTCCAGGAGAGTCTGACGACTGGAGAAATAAAACTAGACACTGCGGACTTTTAATGCGCCTGTTCAAGTATTATGAGGACAAGGTGGGCTTTACTCCGCGCCAACTGGCTAGTAATAGTCATAATGATACTCCTCATCTTGACCATTACGATTTTGTTAGTATTAACGTAGAGGTTAGAAATGCCACTAACTAGAATAGATGAAGCAACTGCCAATATTCCAGACACTACCAGCATAATCTGGGTGTCCAAGGCTGCCAAGAACTACTGGGAGCCTATCATTAGTCAGGTTAGCTCATCATGGCGTGAGATAGAGATACTGTCTGTCATAAACAATCTCAGAGAAGCAGCGATAGTAGCTGTATCTCCTGATGACATACTAGATTTCTCTAAACGAGTGATAAGTAATAGACTTTACATGACTATACTCGGTAAGATGGCCGATACTGGCATGTATTCGTCTAGGCATGTAGCTACAATTACAAATAAGTTCTCCTATCGTGTAGCAATCCATAGGGAACCAGAATATTTTGAGGATAATCAGTTCCAAGCTCTAGAAAGACTTGGATATCCTGTGTGCTGTGTCAACAATTTCGATTATTGGTGGAATCAGCAGCACTATTTTGACCTGACATGGCCTCAGTATGAGAATTCTAATCAGGAATTCCATAGTCTTGCTAATGTCCTACTGAAATGTGTGGGAGTTAGGCCTGTATTCCATCTGCCATGCAAATTTTTCTGTGGGGCTACTGTAGAAATTGCTAAGAGCCTACAGTCTATGATGATTCAGAATGGAATGGCTAAGGTAGCACAGAGTATCGCTAATCTCTGTGATATGCCAATGGAATGGTCAGCACTTCATGGCTATGCTGAGATTAGAACACCAATCTTCAAGATAGTTACTAAGACTGATGCCACTCCATTTGAATATAAGTTTCAGAAGCCAGGAATCTACCAACCTGTCCATGCAGGTTCAGGTCTAGCATTTCCATTCACTAATGAACAGAGAGTGAAGCTGACTGAGACTGCTAGCTTCCACAAATCACTAGCAACTCTGGAATTTCCACCTGATGATAATGGATTTCCATCAGAAAGAGATGAACGTGATGCTCATGCTTGGCTCATGAAAGAGATTGAGCAGTTCATGAATCCTTCTGAGAAGAAATCTCTGGTAGATTTGGGATGTGGAAATGGTAGACTCCTACAGTTTATTCATAGGAGATATCAAGCCTACTCACTGTCCGGCGTGGAAGTTTCTATTGATAAAGTTAAGAGGGCTGAGAAGCTGTTGACTGGCAGTGGAATACAAATAGAGTGTAAGAATATATTCCAATACGACATGGTTCGTAAGGATTATATTCTTGTCTCTGAACAGAGATTCCAAGAGAATCATCACCTTGCTGAGAAACTAGACGGCACTATTATATGTTACAACTACACTACTAGGCGGGTATACACATGGAATTCCGCTACGACAGGAATGGAGATATTGAAGCAATTGACAGGATTTGGAGACAACACTACGCAGACCAATTTGGACTCCCAGATAAAAGCAACAGGATTATCTCCGGCGTCGTTGATAGTGGAGAAGGAATTAAAGGCTTCGGGATTGTTAAAGTCTTTGCCGAAGGGTTATTCGTCATAGACCAGAATATGAGTCTAAGAGATAAGATAGAAACAATTACTCTACTACTAGAAGCGCAACAAATAGGCTGCTCGAATTCAAAGATAGAGCAGGCTCATGCTTTTGTGAGGGATGAAAACTTCGCTAAAATCCTCAAGAAGCATTTTGGTTACAGAGATACGGTGGGTCAGTGTTTGATGGTAAAGACAAATGGCGAAACCTGATGCTGGCGGCGGGAATATGTATGGCGGAGCACAGCAGGCTATGGCTGGTGCAAATGCTATGAGGCAACGCTCTAGAATGGGTGATGCAATGGCTGGTGCTAATCAACAGAGAGATGCTTGGAGACAAGCAAATCCCGGCGCCGGTCCTCAGGGACCCATGAATATTCCAGGCAAGACTATGCCTGATATTAGTGGACAAATAGCTGCAATCCGAGGATTGGCTGGTGGAAATACTATCAATGCTCTCCAGCCTCCCGGCCCGACTACTATGCAGCCACCCGGTGGAAATAACTTCTTTGCTCAGAGACTAGCACAGACTGGACAGAATCCCGCTGAATCTCCTGTAGCTATTCGTAGACCTATGCCGGATATGCGCCAGCAGTTTATGAGACAGCCACAGCCGGGTGGCCCTGAGATTCCACAGGCTCCTATGGCTCCGCAAGCTCCTACTGGATTTGGTGGTTTCCGTTCCAGAATGCGGACGTAAGTCATGGCCAAGAATACTGAGAAGAATAAGACTAATCAAATGCTCAATGCTGCTCAAGGGCAGCAGGCTAATTATACTACAGACTATCTATCTAGAACTGCGCCTGAGCGGGCAACGGCTAGGTCTAATGCCAATGATATGTATAGCACCATGTATGGTGGCTATTCAGATATTGCAAAGAATGGTGGTGTAAGTCCAGAACTACTCGCCAGTCTCAGAGGTGGTGGTGGGAGTGGCGGTGGTGGTGGAGCCGGTGCAGCAGCACCTAATTTTGGCGCTGGTGGATATGGCGACGTTTCTAACTCCTATAAGAATTTTATGGGTGGTGGGGGCGTTAACCTAGCAGAGAATAACTATGCAATGAGTCAATTGCATGGTCTTGCTGGTAGCGGTGGATGGGACCCGTCCAGAATAAAGTCGATGGACGAGAACATCTCAGGTCTAAAGGCTATAGGTAATACTGGTGGAGTTGATGCAGCAGCCCAAGCTAGAATGCGTGGCGCTGGTGTATTTGATGAATATGCTAAGACTGGTGGAATGGATGCAGCGGCCCAGACTGCATATCGCCAGAGAGCTACAGCAGGTATTCCGGCTCAGTATCAGTCCGCTATGGACGAAGCTAACCGGATGTCTGGAGTTACAGGAAACTATAATCCTGCTGCCATTGCAAAGATGGCACGTAGTTCTGCCTATGATACTAATCGTGCCGCTGTGGATGCTGAAGCTGGATTGCAAGACCAGATTAGGCAGGGCAGACAGTGGGGTGGTTCTAATATAGCTAGTAGTGAAGCTGGACTGCAAGGTCTAATGAGTTCTAATAAACTTGCAGGTCTTCAGGGTGCAGGGAGCATGGAAGCTAATATGCTCAACTCCATTGCACAGAATAGGACTAGTGCAGCTACTGGTCTTAGCGGTGCTGATATTGGTGGTCAAGAACTTGTGCAGCGTGGAAAGATGTTTGGCACACAAGGTCTTGAAGGAATTGCAGATAAGGAACAGAAAGCTAAACAACAAGCTGCTGCCAATGCTGCTAATGCGTCAGCTAATAATGCAGCCAATGAGAAGTGGCTTGCTAACTTCCAGACGGACAATAGACTTGCTGGTCTTGGTGGACTTGGCAATCTATATACTTCTAATCCGGCTGAAGTTGAATACTATGATACTGCACAGCGTCAGATGCTTGGACAGAATACTGGTCAGACTGTTGATGTGTCTCAGGCTAGAATGGCTAACAATCCACAGAGAGATTGGGCATCTACTATCGGTGGCTTAGTTGGTTCTGCCGCTGGTGCAATGACTGGTATTGGTGCTATAGGTGGATTAGGTAAAGCTGCTGCATCTGCTACAAAGATGGCTCCATACATGGCGACTGGGACTAATCTATTATCCCGTCGCGTGCCTGGAATGTCGTAAAGGAGAATATTATGCCATTTAATCCATCGTATTTCAGGATGGCAAATATATTCTCTGGTGGGGGTTCTGATACCTCACCCGATGATTTGCCATTTAGTGTTGACCAGAGTAATGATGGTGGATTCTTTAGGAATAGAGTTAAGAGGCCACTAGAATCCTATTATCAGCCACAGCCACAGCCTAACCAGCCTGATGATGTAGCACGTCATGTTGGTGGTCAGCAGAATGAGAGTCCTGAAGATATCTGGATGCGTAGATTCAAACAGATGACAGATACTTCAGGTCCGGCGCAGGAAGACTATAGAAAGTTCATAGACACTCAGCCTACGAGAGAAGACTATGCGCCTAGCAAGATGCGTAGACTAGCAGCAGCATTAGTAGGTGGAGCAGAAGGATATAAGAGTCCATCTAAGGGTGTTCTCGCTGCTGAGGGTATACGTGACATGCCTTATGAAAAGGCTATGTCTGACTTCTCTACTAAGGCTAAAGGTAAGCAGGAAGCTGCACAAGAGGAACGTCAGAGTCTCACGGCTCGTCGTGCTCTGATGAATGATGCGCTTACTGATAGACAGCGATGGGGACTTATCCCATCTCAAGTCGATAAGAATGAGGCTGGTGCTGGTAAGGATAATGCTACTACTAAGCAGATTGAAGCTAAGACTGCTGAGATGCCTGAGAGACTAGATATAGATAAGCGTAAGGCTGATGCTAAGGTTAAGGTAGATAATGCTATGGCAGATTTGAAGTCTGCTCTAGCTACTGCTGAACCTGACATAATAGCGGCCATGAAGGATAGAGCTAAGGCTGCTATTATGGAAGCTCAGGCTGCTGGCGTTAATGCTTCAGCCAATGTTACTAAGGCTGGTGCTGCTGTCACTGCTGCTGAAGCACAGAAGACTAAAGCTGAGAAGACTGGAACACAACCTGTCTATGAACCTTATCACACTCAGGGTGATTTGGATGGTGCTAAGAAGGCAGCAGTTAAGGCTGTCATCACCAGTAATAACAAATACTCTGGATTTGGTGAGAAGGATAAGAATGGTAATTTCACTGGTGGAGTTAAGGGATATTCACCTAGTATGTGGTCAGACCAGACCGCTGATTACAATCAGTTCCAGAGAGATGTAGAGAAAGAGACTCAGAGACAGCTTGGTCTAAATGCTAGAAAGCGTAAGGTTGGAACTTCTGCTCCAGGAACTACTGTTTCCCCTACTACTGGTGGTAGAAAAGTGGTTGGAAGTATAAGTGATTTCATTGCCGGTCTGCCAGACCAATAAGGTGATACCATGCCATTTCCTAGGGGCAGGGATATCAACCTGCCTTCTCCAGACGAGGAAGCAGCTAGAGAAGATAATTTGTTTGACTTAGCCGATGATGATGGAACTGTCTATACTTTCGAGAGGGATAAGATAAAGACTAAGAAGGACTTTCTCGACCAAGTAATAGAGAAGCGTCGAGCACATGCATGGCTAACTGACCCCAACCGACATACTGCGGAATCTAGTTCTTTCGACCCTGAGAAGCCAGTCACAGATACTTCGGCTACATGGCAGGATTGGAAAGAAAAGGGCGAAGGTCTACTCGATTTTGGTAAGAGCACAGCAGAGTTTCTAAAGAACACTTTCACTCCTAGAGTTCCCGAAGCTGCTATAGAATCAGCTAGGAGACTAGCTACTAATGAAGGCAAACCACTAGATAATATCTGGAATGCCGGAGTTGATATTGGCAAGTCTATGATTCCCGGCTATCAGGGTCTAGAAGAAAAAACTAGACATTTCATGGACCAAGCTGGGCAGGGAGATGCTAAGGGTGTAGCTATTGGTGCTGGTGAAGAAGCAGCAAATATATTCTCTCCTGTTCCTCTACGCGCACTATGGAATGTAGGTCATGGTGCAGCGTATGGATTGGGACTGACAGATACTCCTATCTCTCCTAGGGAAGTTAATCTATCTGGCGGTCAGTTAATGGGAGCCGTTGGACTAGCTGGTGCTCACTCTGCTGGCGAGAGAATCAAGGCAGGTAATGCTAGGGAGAGAGTAAAGGCTGAACAGGAAGCTAAGGCTAGAGTTGAAGCTGAAGCCGCTGGTATAGCTGAAGCTAAGGCTAATGCTAAAGTTCCTGATGCATACTCTGAAGAAGGACATCCCTATGGTGAAGAAGCATTAGCTCCACCGTGGGTAGACCCTGCTCATAGGGCTAGTATATTAGCTGGACTAGATTATAGGGGACAGCCTATACCTGATATCACTGCTGAACCACACTCTATGACGTATGTAGAGGGTGGGGAACCCGGTGCTACTGAGAAGTCTTTCCCAGGTATAGAACCTACTCAGCCTGCTGCTGATACTCTGTTAGCTGCTGCTATGAGGATGTCTAGGAATCCTGAGCAGCTACTGTATCCCCCTGAGAAAGCATCAGGATTTGGTTTGTATGCTGAGAGAGATGCTGCTATACGTGCAGAGATAGCTGCTGAGAATGCTAGGAGAGATAGTCCAACTCCTGAGAGTATCAGGAGATTTATGACTTCCTCTACATTCCCTCAGCAACCGGCTGAACCCGGTTCTACTAGAATGGGGTTTGATGAAGGGACAGCAGCATCTAAGGATATAGAGACATTCAATAAGAATAGAGGAAAGAAAGGTGCCCCTATAAAGGGTAGAGGTGAGATGGTTCCGGGTCTACCAGAAGGCCCAGATGCTGCACTCTACAGAACTATACCAGAATCTCTATGGCCTCGTAGGTCACAGACTTGGCTTGAGGCTATGACGCCTGAGAGATTTAAGGTAGAGCCTGAGCCTACGCCGGAGCCTAGTCTACCTGAGATTACCACTGCACCTAACGTCAAGCGCATGAAGGTCAGTGCAGAGTTGGGTCCACTTGCTGAAGGTGGAGTCCTAGAAAGGCCACCTGAAGTCTCTGGTCCTGAGCCTATGCCAGAGCCTGCACCGGGTCCAGAGTTGCCGTCTGTCGAGCCTATACCTCCTCCTAGGCTGGCTCTCCAACGGCCACTAGATACTGGGTTCGGGCCTCCTGAAGCTATACAAGAACCTCCACCTATGGGAGAGGTTACTCCAGAATTTCCAGGTCAGCCTGTTAGGATGCATGAGAATCTACCTAGTCTGGAGCCTCCGCCGTCTAGTGGATTCTCTACTGGTTCACCACAGTCCGGAGCAGGATTTAGCGAGCCTGTGAATATGCCAGTTGGTGGTGGATTGCCACCTATCCTAGATTCTCCTGTATCTAGTGCTGCAACTGGACGGGGTGGATTCTCGGCTGATGATAAGAGTGGTTCATTTACTGGGATAGTAGATGATATAGCTAATAGCAGTCTTGACCCTGAAGTAAAGGCTGCCGCAGCTACTCTCAAAGCTGATGCTCCTGTAGATAAGTCAGTGATAGGTGAGACTAAGGCTGCTGCTAAGGATGTCGGTGGACTGTGGGGAAAGATTGGACAGTCTAATAGTCATAGACTAAAGAATCTTGGTCCTGCTGGTGCAGAAATTGACATAACAGCTAGGAAGATAGATGCAGATGCCGCAGGATTTGCTGGTGGATTATCAGCAGATTTGACTAGGGCTGCTGAGGGTATGTCTAAAGAGCAGATAACTAAGGCTCATGAAGTTATAGAGGGTAAGGCTAAGACTACGGATATGCAGGTTCGTAGGTATATAGATGTCTACAAAGCTAATGAGGCTAAACTCCTAGACTTGATGCGTAAGTCAGGTTCTATGATGAAGTCTGCCTCTGGTAAACTAGTCCCATTCAAGGCTCTGGCTAACTATTTCCCTCATATCTTTGAGAAGGGATTCTTTGAGGAGAATAGGACTAAGATAATCAACCAGATAGCTGCTGAACGGAAGATAACTTTTTCTCAGGCAGAGAATCTACTGCAAAGGGCTAGAGAACATAGCCCTCAAATGAGTGATTCACTACATGAGAGAACAGCTAATATACAGGGCTATAAGACTGGCATAGATGTAATGCACCAACACTATCTAGACTTGGCTGAACGTGCATTTACTGACCAGCATTTTGGTGTAAATGACACTAGTGGTGTAGGAACTAAAATCAACCAACTGATAGACCAAGTAGGTGCAGAATCTGGCGCTGAAGGTAAGCAGATGGCTAGTGATATAGTCAAGAAGTATCTAGGTAAGGGAGAACTAAATGTAGACAAGGGTGTGAATAGACTCACCAAGTTCCAAGCTATGACTAAGCTAGCATTGTCTGCGCCGTCCAACTTAATGGGTGGTCTGACTGCATCATTTGCTAGGGCTAAGGGAAGTCTAGTCCCTGAGATAATCAAAGCATTTACCAAGGATGGTAAACTCAGAGCACAGGAACTTGGTAGTCTTGAGAGTGTTATGAAGGATGCTGCTGAAGATATAGGATATGGGTCTAAAATATCCTGGGGTAATACTTCAGTAGAGAATTTCCTTAGGACTGTCTCAGGACTAGCTGGTGAGAAGACTGCTAATAAGTTCTTCCAGCAGCTTAAGCAGAATCCAGATAATGCATATGCTGCTGCCCGTCTGAGTGAGCTTACACTTGAGAAGCCTGAGACTTTGCTAGCACAAGATAGTCTGACTGAGATGCAGACTAAGAGAGCAGCTAGCAGATTTACTGACTTGACTCAGGGTAGACAGAATCCGTTGGACTTACCACATGCTTGGTCTAATAGTCCAACAGCTAATCTACTTACTCAGTTCAAGAAGTATGCGTTCATTCAGAGTAAGAATATAAAGAATGCTATGATTCTTGATTTGAGTCATGGCAAGATAAATCCTACTCTGAAACTAGCTATAGCATCTGGTGTGCTTGGCGAGGTTCCTGCTGATATCAAAGAACTACTTAGACATGGGACACTAGCTGGACGCCCATCTAATCTAGCTCTGAGATATGTAGACAATGCATCACAAGCCTATGGCATAGGGCTTATAGGAGATGCAGTCCATACAGCAGCTAGTGGAGATATGAAACGAGGACTAGGCCAGCTTGCTGGACCCTCTGTGGATACTGCACTAGACTTGAGTCTTGGGGTTGGAGAGAGTGGATGGAATGCGGCGCAGGATATAGCAGCAGGTAATCTAGACAAGGACATAGGCGCACCCCTGACTAGGGCGGTAGTGAGACAGGGTGTGCCAATATGGGGCAGACAGTTAGCAAAGGAAATAAAGGGATTCTAGTCAACTCTCTCCTCGTAGATTCTGTAGAGAATGTCCGACTGTCGGCTAGATAGATAGTTACCGTTTCCCATCTGGTCGAGGATTGACTGAAGGAAATTACTTTCCCACTCAGTTAGTCCTCGACCTTTGTTTTGACACTTCTCTACAATCTTGATATGTTCATCCCGCAGGATTTCCTTATCAGTCTCAGCCATTGTGTTCTTCCCATACCTCGTAGATTTTATCCTTCATCTCTGTAGTAACTTCCCAAAAGAAATTACCACTAGACATTACTACACTCCACGTTCCATCCTTCTTAGTAGTGTTATCTCCTGTAGCAGTATACTCTACGTTCTCCACTAGGGCACAGATGAACTCTGTGTCAACAATGACTGACCTACCATACTTGTCCTCAAACTCGATTATCATTGAACTGTATCCTCATCTAGATGTGTAGCTTCAGACAGGAAATGCTTTATGGCCCGCTCAGTTAGTCTATAGGTAGTCACATTCCTGATAGACAATTCTGTCACATAACTCATTTGCTGTAAAGTAATCATTGCTACATCTAGCTCCTGTGCATTCATGTGACCCCAACATCTTTGGAGAATCACAGGTCTGGTAATCTGGAATTCCTTTTGTTTGAACAGTTGCTTGAGAACTATCCCAATATGTTCCTTGCTGGCAGATTTGCCATCAACTAGGAAGTTCTTCTTAGCATTGATGCCTAGTGTCTCTACTGTTTCTATAGCCTCTTGAACTACATCCTCACCAAGAACTAGATTGTCCATGTCTACAGATATCTGAAGTAGCATGGCTACCTTAAGCACATGGTCATGCAGTCTCTCTATAGTTCCTGTATCATCCTGAACATCCCTGCCCCTGAACTCAGTATACCACTGTTCAAACCTTAGCTTACCACTTTTCGTCCATGCAAACTCACCTCTTAGTTTTGCTGCATGTTTGAGGTATTCAGCTAGCTCTGCGATATTGAATACATTAGTAGGCTGCTCCGTCAGTGGGTTGATTCTGCTACGCTTTTCTTCATAGACTAGTAGAGTCCGTGCCAAGAATCCACCACCTATGCTAGACTCCGGTATCACATTCTTAAAGTGAACGGGGGAACTAGCACCGAGTATTGTAATGCATGGATTCTTAAGTATGTCAACCCCTGCACCCTTCATTGTATTCTTCCAGTCTGATGTATAGTGTGTATCATACAGGTCAGTCAAGATTAGTAAGGCTTGTGGGTCATACGTGATGAAGTCTGCAAACTCACCACTAACCAGAAAGCCTCTGGAATCTTTGAATGGGATTGTCCCATTTACTTGTGACTTGACTTGACCTAGATTCTGTAACACAGACTGTATACTGTTCCTGCCACCTATCACCCGCGTGCAATGCACTTGCTCTACTAACTGTTTGGCTAGAGTTACAGGGAATCCCTTACCCAAGCCGGAACGTGCAAGCAACATCACATAGAGGTTAGGTGATAGTTTGTAGAAAACTTTGTCCAAGAAAACATTAGGAGCCACTACTGCACTAAGCGCACTCAAAGCTCCCCACTTAATGAAGCTATGAGGTGTCTCGGCGTAGTCAGTGGCCTTCATTATATCTGATAGCCATGACATTTTACGCCGCCTTTTTTCTATACTTCCTCATCTCATAAAGGTTCTTTTCTCCTATCTCACAACCGACAGGAATCACTAGGTCGAAGTCTCTTGCTAGACTACACTTGCTGAAATTGATAGATGTCTCATAGTGCTTACGAACTACCACATCGTAGGCTTCTATTTCATTCTTAGGAACTAGCGCAGTTATAGCATCGTGTCCCTCTATCACTATACGCATGTCAGGTATATCTTTCTTGACCTCTATTAGTGTATGCTTAGTCTTATCCGCAACGGTAGATTGTGGAATCCAAGCAAAGCCTTCTCTATCTAGTGATGGGCTGCCCGGCTCGAAATATCTAATGAGCCTGCCATATGGATTGATTAGTGCTTTCTCTCTATCTATACAATCTCTAATTCCACTATGGAAGGTTCCCCGAATCTTATCGTTATATTTATGGAATGCTTTGAGGAACTCGCCACACCTATACTCCGAAACTTGCAAATCAATTCCAAACCTTTTTGCGTCAGTGTTAATTGACTGCATGAGAGTCCGTGCTTGAGCATCATAGTTTCCAGCGTTTCTAACGGTCTTGCCGATAAATCGTTCGCTGGGTTCCCCATCTGGAGTTTTTCTCCAAGTCTCCCAAGTTCCACCAAAAATCCAGCTAGCTGTGAGAGCGTGGATGTCGATAGTATTAAAGGCTTCAAGGGTTTCATAATCTTCACAGAGTAGGGCTACAATACGTGGCTCTGCTTGTTCTAAATCCCAGTTCATAAATACATACCCATCATCGGGTATATACATCTGCCTTATGATTCCTGACTCTCCGTGCTTGGAGAGGGTTTGAAAAGCAAGACCCATTTTATTAGGTCTAAGTGGCGGCTTGAGGCTACTCGTAGTAGAGCGACCTGTTTCTGTTCCACCAATGTTACAGGCTGTTCTGACCCGCCCGTCATAATCAGGTCTAACTCCGATGTAAGTTCCACGAGCTTTTCTAGTTCTTCGTAGCTCAAGAGAATTTGTAAGGACTCCTCGTTTGCGTTCATCTTTTTTCACCACATTAGCTAGAAGTGCTACTAATACTTCCTCACCAGTTCCGGCCCGGCGGGGAATCTTAAGCTCCTCATATAACACATGAGACATTTGTTTAGGACTAGCTACATTCAAAGGATGCCCGACTAGTTCATCTAGTATCCTCTGTTGTGTAGCTATCATTGCATCATACATATGCAACAATCTATTCTGTTCTACCTTATCTAGTCTCAGCCCCTCACGTTCTATGTCCATGTAGATATAGTGTAGTGCAGGATAGAATGAGTTCATCCTCTCTACTAGGTTAGTGGTAGGGTATTGCTCCTGTAGTTCTATAGTTTCTTTCTCTATTTCTTCGGCGCACTCGAAAGTGACGCAAGCATCAAGCCCATTATAATTAAGAAAGCGTTCAAAATTATCCCGCTTAGGATTAAACTCCTTTCCTTCCAACTTATAGTATGGCTGTCTGGTCCATATAGAAGTCTGAAAAGATAGAGACTTAGGAAAGCCAGGTAGAATATTGTGAACCATAAGAGAAGTGTCACGGCCCAATCTGGGAGTGTATATGCCGCAACCATATCTTAACTTCTCCTCATCAAACTTAAAGTTCTGCCCAATAGTTTGAAGTTGGGGTTGCGAAACAAAGAACTCATCCAGCATTCTCCAGAAGTGGCAGAGTTCCCTATCTGATATAGGTATCCACCCCTTGGCAGGCACATTAAGAAGCGGAATTGCGATAGCCGTATTACGACTGAATGCCAAAGAGATTGAGCATACAATGCCTCTGTATAACTCAATATCAATTGATACCCACTTTCGACCACGATTGTTCTGGAGATGACGATAGAGAGTGGACGAGTCTTTGCAGATAACAATATTACGCGCCGGTATATCATATACTCTGCTACCGGATTCTTGCAAGGCTCGTGCATAGTCTAGCTCCATGATAGAGCGCCACCAGTATGGCATGGCACCCTTCTCAGAATCTTTATCGTGTAGTATAGCTGCCGGATGGAGACTAGGAACTACCTTTAGCCCAAGCCTATCTGACCACAATATAGAACCACGCCACTCCTGTATTCCGCTCAGTGCCTTAAGGTTATTAGGGATAGGAGTCTTGCCCGTAGTCGCTGCCAGTGCCAGATTACCCAACGCCAGAATACAGTTTGGTCGGATGCCCCGGATTTCATTTTCGAGATTCTCAATTTGTTCTTTGAGATTCACACCAATCACACCCAACATAGACAGGTCATTACGGGGAGGTCTATGCTTAACCACATTAGTAACATAGACCTCACCCCGGCTTATGCCTGTAGATTGTAGGATAGAATCTAGTAGTGCGCCGGACGGCCCCACAAATGGACGGCCCTCTATGTCTTCATAGTATCCCGGCGCTTCACCTACTATCATTAGTGAAGCATTAGGATTACCCTCGCCGGGAACGTGTCTAATATCAGTCATTAGCTTGGAATGTGATACTGTCCAGAAACTGCAATCTTCGGAGCATTACCATTGGTAGTAAATGCTTCCCTGAATAGCGCACCGTCTACATATATCTGAACGTGTAATACACCAAACTCAAACGATTGTGCATCAAGATATAGGAACGTATCCTTAGTAATCTTGAACTGTTGGAACCAAGGTATACCAGTGGTTACGATACTGACACCCTCGTTAGTATCACTGGATGTGATAGTAGTTATGTTCACAGTTCCAGTAACTCTAAACTCTACTAGATGTGAAGTTACTACTGGCACCGGAGGCTCAACTTTGGTTGGTCCTGTAGGGCTAGCATCCTGATAGATTTTTGTGCAGCCACACAGAGCAGAGCAGCCAGTAAACAACAGCATAGGCAATACTAGTAGAAGTCTCCTATACATTTGATTCTCCTAACAGAAAAATGCCGGAGTCAAGATGGTCAGTCTCAACTCCGGCGTAAAGTCTTACAGACTATTCGTCGTCGTCATCGTCGTCTGAATCATCCTCGTCATCAGACTCATCGTCGTCATCATCATCGTCATCATCATCGTCATCATCATCAGAATCATCATCAGCTTCCTCAGCTTCCTCAGCCTGATTGATGATTTCCTCTGAGATTTCTTCCTTAGTAGGCTCAGTGCTAGCGAAATACTTCATAGCTGGTTACGCTCCGACCGGACGGAAGTCCGTAACTTCGTTAATCTGACGGTTCTCGTAGAGTTTGTTACCGATGTAAGCACGGAGCTTACGACCCTTGCAAGCTGAGAAGTCATATTCCTTATCAGCCTCAATGTCCTTACCACCATTCATCGCTGTGAAGAATGGAATGGCGATACCCGGTGCCTTCTCATTGAAGACCTTCATAACCTTGACATCCTTGAAGGGACCATCCTCAAGAATCTGCAAGTCTACGCGCCAGTTCTGAGAGTCTCCCTTCTTGGAAGTCTCCTCAGTGATATCGGCCACGTTGACCATATACCAACCCGGCTCCACCAGCTTACCCTTGAGAAAGTCGTCGCGTGTAATTCTGAGTTTCACAGCACACTCCACTAACTAGTCTTGCGTTTTTGTTTTGTTGCGTTAAGGTTCGGTTTGGTTTGTTATTTTTACTAGTAGCGCATTCGTTACACCCTCCTTATATTGAGTGGGCCATCTAGGATTTGAACCTAGGACCATCAGATTATGAGTCTGCTGCTCTGACCAACTGAGCTAATGGCCCGTTACTTAACTGGAATCACAGCGAGAAGCTGGACGATTAGCATCAGCAATACTGCTACCCATAGTGGCAGCTTACCTAGAGTGTGTGCTATGATGCATACAAACGCTGCTAGAAGTAGAAGTAGTGTGATGGTAATCATTGTTTATCCTACGTCTGCTACCGAATCAGGGTCATTAAAGACTACAGCCTTGATTGCCCACATTGCCGTAGTCTCAAGGTTAGTGATAGCCACCGCCCTCTGTCTAGACTCAGGACAGACTTCTTGAATCAGTTTCTCCATCTCAGAGAACGCTTCTCTAAGCTGGTTTATCTGATACAGACCTTTCGCGCTCGGCTTGTGATAGGCGTATGGCTTGTCTATTGGCATTAGATTCTCCACCGGGTCTATGAGACTTCTCGTTTGTATTGAAGTCCTTAATGATATCATTCACTGCGCTCATCAGCTTTACTTCTCTAGGCCACAGTGGTCTACCCTCAGTAGTCCATTTGAATTCCTCATACTCTAGAGTAGCAGTAGGATTCTTCAGGTCATCCCCGTCGAGGATAATACTCAGTCTGATAATCATGGTTAGCTCATGAATGGAGAGGGTTCAGTCTCCGCTACTTCAGGTGCCGCGGCATTCTCTTTGAACATAGCTTTGTAATCGTTGATGTATGCCATCAACTGTGGATACAGGAACTTCTCAGGACTAATGTTATTCTTATCCTGAGTCAAGTCAAGTTCATCAGGCAGGGGCAGTGCAGTCTTAGCCCAATCATCAGCACTGTTGGTAGTGCTAGCCATATACTCCATGCCACCTGAGATTCCGGGCCGGGCATATAGATGGTAGAACTCATCAAAGTAGACTGGAATCTTAGCGGCAGGTTTCTTACCACCAGTCAACAGACTACGCTTGACAGTTTCTTTCTTTGACTTCAGGTCAGAACTCTTAGTCTCTACTACGTGGGCAGTGAGGATAACATTACACTTCAGGCCACGTAGCGCATCAAAGACTTGGGTGAGAGCACCATCTTCCATAAGAAAGTCTTCGATGCCAGCCAGCTTGACGCCGCCTATCATCTTACTCTTACGGTCTTTGTCTGCATCAGATAGTGAAGTCCCCGCCGTCATGATACTCTGAAGCATAATCATATCAGCCAGTGCAGTCAGGCTATCAATGATGATGGTATCATAGGGACAGGACTTATACATTTCCTCTAGCTTGGCAGCAAACCGAGGATAGTTACGATGATAAGTATCGAAGCTGATACGCTTTGCATATGGCTGGCGACTATGAAATAGAATGACAGGTGCCATCCGATTATCACAATCGAATACATATGTATCGCCACCCATAGCAAAGCTAGCAGCTTGGATAGTCTTACCTGCGCCGGGGTCAGACTTCAACCCCATGAAGATTCGCTTACCGATTACGACATCAGATAGTTTCACCAAGCACCTGCACTTTCAGAGTTACAATCTTAACTGTCAGGATTACTTCCTGTTTCTCAGTATCAATCTGAGATTCTACTATCCTCAATACATGAGGCTCGGCTCCATCAGGGAACCATTGGCTAGTATCACTTAGCACAAGTCTAACATTCATCGGTGTCCTCGCTTCCGCAGACTCTCCAGAGATACATACTGGTCATGCTTAGTCACTGGTCTAATCTCAAGAAAGTATCTGAGCAGATTAACTAACCACGTCAGCATCTGGTTTCTCCAAGTCTACGATACCATTGAGAACATCAAATGGATTAGCATCTTGGTCTACGCTTCTCTTAACTGGACTCCACTTCTCTCCCTTCACATACTTAGTATCCATCTTCCACTGTCTAGCATCAGGCGTGCAGTAACACAACTCTGTGAACTGACATCCACTCCACTTATCACATGAGGTGAAGTTCATAAGATACTGGTCCATGTGATAGGACAGGATGAATCTCTTAATCCATCCGATAGTATTCTGCTGCCACTCCTCTATGTTAGACAGGTTATATGAGATGACAAACCGCTTGAACCTATCCTTCGGTCCATAGCTAGTCTGGAATCCAATCTCATTCTTAACTACTGTCCTCTTATCCAATGCCCAACAGTATCCGATGAACTGATTATTCAGAGGATGTGGATTCTTACTACGAGATGTAAACTTGTGGTCTACGATAGCCTCTGGCACATTACCGCCAGCAACTTCAGTAACCAAATCAACCTTACCCTCATATACAAATACGAAATCCTCATCCTCATATATAATCTTGGAGAATCCCATCTCAACAAAGAGTGGTTCCCATCCATCAGAATTATAGTGAAGCATGTAGTCTCTGCAATTGCTTATGATATTCATGGATACAGACATATCCATTTGCAGAGTGGGAGCGACGACGGCCCCAACTTGGCAGGACTTATCTACTATCTCAGCTAGACTCAGGTCTAACTTACCCAAACGCTTGAGTCTCTTAGCTCTGTAGTATGCCTCGATGATTACATGCCCAAGACTACCCTTCTCTAATGCTTCAGCCTTTTGTGCAGGCCGGAGGTTAAGTAGATACTGGTAGCGCATCATCATATCACAGCTCTGTAGAGTATTAAGCTGTGACGCATCAATGACTATGATTTGTTTCTTGTTTTCAGGTTCGGTTTGATTAAGTTCGTTCGACATTTGTAGTCCTGTTTGTTATGTTCTTAGTAGTCAAGGCTTTCTTTAGACCAACTAGTCTAGCCCGTGAGTAATCGTTATCATACTCAGCATGGCCTATCTCTATCAGGAGATTATCACGGTGTAATCCAACACCAATCTTCTCAAACATATCCTCTATAGTTCTGAGCCGGGCCATTAGTTAGAGTCCCTTCCCTGCCTCATAGAATAGTCTATCAGCTTAGGATGTCCCGACTTTCCACAGCAGTTACAGAACACCACAGTTTCCTCTATATGTAGATAGCCAGTCCCATTAGCAGGTTCTAGATTCTCATCACCACAGAACTGACAGATAAGATGATAGGCTGTAGCCTTTTGCTTACCGTCATTGTAGAGAACCATTACCATTATTCATTCTCTCTTATATACTTCCTAACCTCATCTGATATTAGCTCAGACATATGGACTATGTAGTTACCTAGATACTCCACAAGAAACTTACATCCACATGCTATACAATGTTCTTGGATAGGAACATGCTTGCCGCAATCTGGACACTTGATTGTGTCAGGCACATACAGTATAGTATCCTTTGGTAAATCCTTAGTCAGCTTTAATTTGAATGACATCGGATTCTGAGGCAAGGGCATCGTCATCCCTTATAGATATAGGCAGATGATGACCATTATGTAGACTAGAGTTATCATTAGCAACAGCTCTGTCCACAAAGGAATTGATTTTGTTGACCGCTTCATGTAGAATCGAATCATCATAGTGTATGTAGCTCTTGTCAAAGAATTTCTGAATAGCTTCAGCCTGTTCCTTACTGAGTATCAGATAATCTAAGGCTGTCTCCGGTATCTCAGTCATGTTATTACTCCGTAGCTTTTCTTTTCTTTAATCTAATCCTCAAGTAATTAGTTTGGGGTGGAGGTTTAGGTGCAGGTTCTAGTTTTTTCTTAGCCACCGGCGCCGTGCCTAGCATACATTCTTTACTACAGAAATGATATGTGATTAGCCTCTGTAGTTTCTTAACCTTAGTAACTGTGAACCACTCACTAGTAGTAGCTGTATCCATATGCTTATGGCAACCAGCACAGACTAGTATCATCTTACTTGATAGTGATTCCCTTATTCTGCATCTCCTGCCGTGCCCATTCCTTCAGGACTTCTACATTCTTAGTATTGTTAGCCTTATCCTCACGTGAAAGATTCATGAGTTCACTAGTAGTGGAGCAACCATAGACAGGGCTGGTAATGTATTGCAGCGTTGTCATTTCCATTGGTATCTCCTGAAATAGAAAACCCCGGATACTTAGATTAAGACTGTATGAAGTCTAAGTATCCGGGTTATAGACTGAAGTAGACTGTCCACTTTATAGGACACTGTCTACTTTTGGGGACATCCCCTCATTATATTACACTGTGCTACCGGCTGAGTCAAGACAATTAGTGTCCTATTTAGTGGACACTTTTATTCTTTACTCATAGACTTTGCGTCTGCCCGGCTTGCGTTTATGGATAACTATATTATCCTGCGCCGGACTCTGCACACATGATATCTGCACACGTTCCACTGCACACTTTCCACTGCACTGGACAGACTTGGGTGGTAGTATTCTACGGAGCCGGGCCTCAATCTTAAGAACCTGATTGGCTCTATGTGCAGCAACTAATGCACCCCACCATATATCAGATATAGAATCTCCATGCCTTATCATACGGACTACTTCCCGTCCTTTAAGCATGGCATGTAATGCCCACGTATCCTGCCCGGCCCGTAGAATCTTAGTCATTAGCTATTGTCCGGCCTGTATGAGTGGATAACTTTAAGCTCTGCCCTGACAGCCACCCAGAATCTGTCATCCATATCATCTCTACACCAATACTGCATATTGAATGTGAGATACATAGCATTGGCAAAGCCAAGCCGTGCATAGAAATCTCTAGCACGCTGGATAACTGCAAGCTGTGCTATATCTCTACGCTTGAGATAATGTCGGTCGAGAGTATCTAAGACTTCTCTTGTTAGTCTCATGATTTAGAAGCACGTATCACAAGTGCAATGTGAATACTTACCAGACTTGCACCTATCACTAGCCTTATGTCTAGGTGCAAAGATATCTGATATCAATTGTCCGGCCTGAAGTTTAGGATAGTATATCTCCTGACACATCTTACAATCAGGGTCTAACTCTTTCATCTGCTCTAGACTATGGATGTATGTCTCTCGACCAGTCATCGTTTCTTCCCCATTATATCTAGCTTGAAGTAGTCTGCCACAATCTCATGAATCACCCATGAGACTGACCGTCGCTCCGACCGAGCGATAGATTCCAGGCCGTGCTTTACAGCAGGATGCATACTTGCATACCGTGGAATCCTACGGCCAGAGTTTAATCTGGGTTGGCTCTTGAGCTTCATCTATTTTCCTCACGTTAGAATCGTTACCTAATCCACAGCACATGCCGCAGACTCTCAAGTCTCTGCCGTTTCTCCTGACTATCCACTCAGCCTTGCATGGACACTCATTAGGCTGATGGTCTGAGCCGGGCCTATCACATTGACATTTCATTTGTATCCTCTAAACTCTACTGGCAATGCTCTATCTATCTTATGAGCATTATCATTGAGACTAAAGAACTCAACTGCATCCCAATTGTTAATGATTACCTCAAAGTATTTCTTAGCTGCATCTAGATACTTATCAGCCTCGACAGTATCCCCTTTCTCTTGACATAACACAGCCGAATCATGGCAGTCTCTAAACCATCCATGATAATATCTTGCTAGCGTTTTACTGAATTCCATTATTCTGATGTCCCTTTGGGCCGGAGATGATGATGCTGCTGTTTCTTAATAGTCACAGCCATCTCATCATACTGTTGAAAGTAATTCTGAAATGCTGCCTCAAGTTTAGCTTGGTTCTCATAATCAGCTAAGATAAATAACTTAACTAATTGTTTGACAAAGCTACCACCATATGTTTCCATTGCCGATAGAATCTCATGCTGCTCAGATTGGTATGCCATTATCTATCACTCCCAAAGTCTTCACGATAGCTGCCATCTCTGAACACTCTATAGCCAGAGACATACTGACCATCATCATCTGCTTCCTCAATAGGCTCATCTACATCGGCCTGAGTATAATACTCTAGAATCTCTGGCCTATATCCTGCCATCTTTTTATCGTGGCAGTCTTCACATGTATAGCACAATGGAATGCCACGTCCATCATACTGCAATTCTCTTTCTTTACCTGAGCCACATGAGCATAGCTTAGGCTCGGATTCTTTCCTAATCCACTCATCATTTCTATCATTCTCTAGAGTCGCCATTGTTTCATCCCCTTAGTAGCCAACACTTCAAAGAGTTCCTGCATTAGACCAGTCTCATTCCAAGGCTGTGCCTCTTTATTCATTCCCTTTCTAAATCTCTCACGCTTTACTTCTACTAGCTCAGTAAAGTAATCATCAATAGTTCCGGCGGCAATCTGGTATATGACATCCACATACTCAGCCGTGCTACCAAATCTAGTAAACCTAGACTCTGCCTGCTCCTCATTACCCGGATTCCATTGTCTCTCATGCATTACTGCACGATGGCAGAATTCTAAATCTATTCCCTCACCACCTGCTAGAGTGCTACAGAGCAAGACTCTTGACTTCTTATTACGGAAGTCTTGAACCACAATATCTCTCTGCTGGTCAGATAGGCTAGAGACATATCTGAGAGGCGGTATCATATCACCGTCTGTCATAAGCTCAGTGAGTTTTCTATTGATAGCCTCACCAGCATCATCGTGATGATAGAATACTACAATCTGTTCATCACTTGTAAGCAATGCCTCTGAGACTGTATCTACAGTATTATCAATCTTAGACATGGTAGTTAGATACCGCATCTTATTGATATACTCTAGTATGTTATTGAACTTCTCCCCACGATAGTATGCATCGGAGAAGTCAATCATTAACTTTCGATAGGCATTCTCTAGATTCTTATCCAAGTCACAGAATTGGAATTGCCTATTGACAGTGGGTATCTCCGGCGCCACTTCCTTTCTTTCACGCCGGATTACAATGTCCTCTGTGAGTCTGATGAATTCTTTCTCAGTTCCTTTTCTCAGACCACCATATTTTGTGGTGCCTTTCCTGTCTTTGTAGACATCCACAAATCTCCACAGAAAATTATTAAAGCCCGGAAACCTATCAGGCTTTAATGCATGGAGCACATTGTAATACTCGAATAGAGTATTCTTAAATGGCGTGCCAGATAATGCTATGACATGGGGAATCTTAGCAATAAGTTCCATCACAGCTGAGGCACGCTTAGTATCTTTCGCTCCACTTCTTTTAATTTGCTGGACTTCATCTAGAATGACAGTCCTATATGCAGACCACCTTTCATCAGGCCAGTCTAGGCGACGTAGCAAATCATAGGAAATGATAGTGACAGGGAATATATTTAGCATAGGGATTTCACCCTTGCTAGTGGATATGATTTGAGAAATGATAGGCACATCATTATTAGCTGCGCCGGACCATCTCACAATCTGTCTCACCCAATTGAGAGTAATCGCAGACTTGCAGATTACTAGGGCAGGGAGAAACTGTTTAGGATTAGACATGATAGTGGCTATCGCTTGGATAGTCTTGCCTAATCCCATTTCGTCGGCTATCAAACCCTTTCCATTCTTGAGTAGGAACTTGACACCCTCTCTCTGAAATGGAAATAGAGTCTTGCCGTCTATGCTGATGAAAGAATCTAGATAGGCATCAACATCATCTACCCAGATAGGCGGGTCAATACATATATGATTGCACGATAGGCCAATCATATAGTATTCTTTCTTGACTATTCTTGAACCGGATTTTTCTATGTCAGTCTGCTTAAGTCTAGACTTCTCTGTGACTTTGTGTTTACAGACTGGACACTTATAAAAGACTTCGGACATACTAGATACCCAATACTTTCCGGGCCAGTGCTTCATCAGCGCCAGCCTCGACCAGTCTAGCGAGCGCACGTTCTAACTTAGTCTTAGTCTTTTTCTCAGTAGTCTGTGCAGCCTTATCTGCTTTGTCTTGCTCAGACTGTGTAGGGAATGCTTTGGTTCCATCAATACCTGATGTAAGTTTATCTCTCTCTTTACCTTTTCTAGTCTTCAGCCTACGTTCTTTCTCCGAGAGCACAATACCCTCTAGAGTCTTATCAATTTCTTGTGCCCGACGATGGTAGATGATACGCTGTAGTAAAGCCTCATCAGATAATTCTGAGACTCTCGGAGCGTAGTCATTAAATATGCGTTTGAAGACTTCCTCAAATCCCATATTCGTATAGTTATCAGGGTCATATGTTGGCGTAGTAGTTTCCGGCGCCGGACTATTTGAGTCTGTATAATTTCCAGACTCAGCCTTAGCCTTGATACGGCAGGAATCACATAGCCACAGACTTCCATACTTTGTAGATGTCCCGTTAGGACAGGCTAGGCCATCTACTATTCCCTCACATTTATGGATGATGACAGACTCAGGCTGGATAATCTCAGCCTCTTTAGTCTTTGTAGCCTTTGGTATGGTAGGCTCACAATCATCACAAATATCTGCATCAGAAAATGTTTCGTTACCGCATACTTGGCAGTTCATTATCAGACTCCTAGTCGGGATACTTGCGGAAGTATTCTTTCTGCAATTTCTCAATACGCAGAGCATAGGATTTATATGCCATCTGCATAGCCTCAGCATTAGACTTGCCACGATAGCCGGATATATCTAGTTCCGCTCTATCGGCACGGTCTAGACTTCGGAGATAATCATAGCATTGATTCTTAATCTCCTGCATCTTAACATGCAATTCTGCTAGGTCTTTAGTCTCTTGCTCAGTCATTATTTTCTTTCCATTCTAGAATCAGCCTGAATAGTATCAGCCGGTTTCCATTCACCCTCTATCGTCATAGGAACCATATTGCCAGACATAGAATCTAGCACAGTGAATGTTGAGTAAAGACCAGCGTAGTCTTTGATGGATTTGATTGCTGCTTCGGGACTATCGGCAGTCACATTAGCAGCATAGCCTGAGATACGGATATCATATGTTGGCATTTTAATTTACCTGTCTCTCACCCTGAGAAATATATGTCTGCATACCATTACAGGACATTACAATTTCCCACTTGTAAATCTCTGGCGTATCTTTGAGATACTTACTGAGACATTCTCTAGCCTCAGACTCTGTATCAAATACTCCAGCCTCAGACCACGGGCCTAGCTCAGACTCTGAGTCTCTGATATCACAGAAATTTACTGTGTATCTCTGATAACTGACTAGATGAAATGTGGACATACTATCAGACTCCATTCTATAGACTGTAGACTTCCGGCATAGTGTCCTATTCTTAGGACAGGGACTATCCCCTGTCAGTATTGCAAACGTCGTGCCGTCTATATGTAGTATGTCAAAAAACCGACACCCTAGATATTGTGGTTTGGCTCCAATAATTTGGATTTATCCAATAAACCGAATCCAAGTTTTTGAATGTCCTATAAAGTGGACACTTTCTTCTAGTCTTTGTCATTCTCAGTAAACTTATCAGACTCTAGCATTATTTCTAATGCTCTATTCTTTATGTCATTCACGCTAGGACTAGGGGCATCAGGTATCTCCATAGTATCTATGAGATTATCTATCCTAGATTCTATGTTAATCTCTGGGCCGGAAGTCTGCCTTGCTGCACTAGGTCCAGATATAAACTTCTGAAAACCAGCGCCGGAGATTATGCGTTTCATAATGGTTAGTTCAGACTCTATGGCATCTAGTCTTTGATGTATAGTAAACTGATTAGTCTTTCCGGCTTGGACTGCCATCTGCATTACAGTCCTAAAACACTTAGGACAGAATGGTTTACCATTATCATCATACTGAGTATTAGATACTGATATCCTGCCACAGTTTGTGCATTTCTTATCTCTACATTCTTGACATATGCAGGATGGATGGTCAGTCTGTGCAATCTTACAAGTCATACAAAACTTTATGCGTTTCATTATGTAACTCCCCTAGTATATGGCAGCATAGTATAGTGTCCACTTTTGAGGACAGTAGTGGGTTGCTGCCTTGCCTCTCTATCTTACTCCCTGCCCGGACGCTAAGTCAAGCAGAATCAACAGGTTACAGCCGATGGTAGAGGGTGAGAGGGTATATAGAGAGTGAGTATAGATATACTCTCGGTTATGGGATATGGTCTTGCCTCTCTGATTGGTATTATGGATATGATAGTCTATACAAAAAATATATATATATATATAAAAGAATATGGATATCAAAAGACTTCTAAGTAGGCAAGGCTATACCCTAGGGGAGAGAGATACATAAGGCACGGTCTAGGTATACCCTCTCTCTATGAAAGTATATGAGGCTGGCTAATGAGACTGATAGTATATGAGGCTATAGACTAGGATGGATAGACTAGGGACAGGCTAGCAGAATAGTCGGCAGGGTGAGAGGGTAGGACGGCACAGATTGTATATCATATATCATATACGATTTGTCCGGGCAAAAAAATAGCCCGATACTCTGATTAACAGAATACCGGGCTAGGTAAAGAGTCTGCTAGATTGTGTTACGCTGCGTTTTCGGTATCGGCAGACTTAGCAGCTTCAGCCTTTGCAGCTTCAGCCTTGACACCATCAAGAATGGCCTGAATCTGTGCCATCTTCTCTGCCGTCATACCGGGCAGATTAACCAAGCCCTTAGTAGCAGTCTCAGCCTTTTCGATAGCCTTACCGCTACCCTCTACCGCGTTAACAATCTGTGTGCGGATAGCCAGTCTATCGCTAGAGTCTTTGCCAGCAAGCATATACTTAACCTGCTCGGCAACATCTGTCACGATAAACTTTTGCGCCAGTGCAAGCTGCTCGTCTGCTGAGACTTTGACAGCCTTATCACCCTCTCCGATAGTCTCAGCCGGAAGCACGCGCAAAAAGAATTGCTTGTGCTGTGCCTTAGTAGCCTTGACAGTGTAAACAACATCAGTCTTTTCGGCTACAAGTCTACCGGCTGCAATCTCAGCCCGAATATCTTCCGGCAGTGAGTTAATCTCAGCAGCCTTATCGAACTTCGGATTAAGAATGTTGACAACAGGAGTCTTTTCGTTTTCAGTCTTTGCCACGATGTCACCAAAATAGGACAGTTAGATAGGACGGCAGAAATTGCCGGGTAGCCTGTCCAAGTCACTACCCAAATCCGACATTGCTAGTCTAACCCGGAATGGGCCAGAAAAACGGAAAATCTAGCGGACGGACTGTCCTATCTAGAGGACATTTATACTCTAGGATTCTGCAAAGACTACCGACAAAAAGTCTAGCGGATTGTGTAGCGTTTGCCGTCGATAAGGATTGTGTCCATTACCATTTACTTTCTGAGACTTCACCCTTAGCAATCTTAGCGAGTCTAGCAACATGCCTAGAATCGTAGCGTGCTACGGATACAGTCTTAACCGTAAATGCTTGAACGTGGGCAGTCTCGTCTAATCTGATGAAGTCTGCCAGCATATCCACAATTTGATTCTGTGGCGCATAACTGGAATACTTCACGCTAACAATTGAAACGGGACAATCGAACGTGACATCTTTTCTGTTAATCATTGGCGTATCCTTAGAGATAGGGGAATAGCCGGTAGCCTTAACAGAATCCTAGAATATATGATTGTGTGTCTAATAATGGCCCTGATTATCTAGTTAGAACTTTAAGTCTATCGTTGCACTGCTTACGAGTTTGGCAATGTCTACCACTGCCGGACTACCGTATGTAGTCTTTACTCTAATAGCCCAAGTCTCTGCCTCTTTGAGAGTAGGAAAGTAGGATACCCCACTTTCGTTGCCTCTCAGAGTAATCACGGCAAACTTGTGTATAGCTGTCTTGCGGATTTTTTCTAGCTGAATAGTCTGTGTCATAGTCTTAGCCTTTACCTTAGAGATAAGGCAGGGCCATAACTAGACACACAATCTAGCAGAGTATTTAGTTGTCAAAGAGCAGCCTGAGAAAATTCCCGGTAGCCTTGCGGCCTTTCGCGTTAACCGTTCACTCACGCTAGCCAGTCTGCAATAGACTGACTTTACATATACTACTCGAAGCATTATAGGCTGTCAAGTCTGCCAAAATCCTTAGGAAATACTCAAATGCTAGAACCTTAGCATAGGGCTGTTTTGCTTGTGTAGACTGTCTACAATAGCCCACTTTCCTTAGCAATTTTAGACTATGCTAAAAATACTGCATAGGGCTGAGACTGTCTAGGATGGCGCTAGCGCGTAGCGTTTCGGTTTCGGCCACCTAGGGCTGTCCATAGGCACGTTCGTTGAACCTAGGGGAAATTACTATTTTCGTAAGTCTCAGACTTTCGCCTATACTTTCGCCTACCATTAGGGTGAATGACCTAACCACATACCGGCGCCGTCATACTAGCCCGGCTAGACTGCTACCCTGTCAGACTGCCGACACCCTCAGACTAGACAGTGTAGTATTGACGCTCTAGTATTATGTGAGTATTATAGACTCACATTTTTTTTGGGCTTTGATTTTGGCGCCGGGCATATCTATTCTGTGGGGCCGGGGATACTACGCCACCCGGTATACCCCGCGGCGGGTCCCATACGCGCGGGATTTTGGGGAGGCATGGAAGAATGTCTGAAAGCTATATAGAAAAGTAGGGTCCCATATTTGGAAGTCTAGGACTAATATACTACCAAATTATAAAAACACCCCAAATGCCCTAGAAAGGTGCAGCGTAACCGTAAGTCCTTGAGATACAAGCACTTGTGCCCCACTTGACAAGGACCGCTATATGTGGTATGCTTCCTTACCCTTTATAAATTTTCAAGACTTACATACGGTATACTACAATGTTTATAGATGAAGATGAGCTTTCGCATAGGTTGACTACCAATCAGAATCTAGTCAATCAAATTAACTCGCGCCGGAACTCTACTAACATTCCACCTAACGTAGAGATTCCTGAATCTGAGCCTCGTCCACTATACGAGATAGATAGGTGTGGCTCCGGTAGAACTCCAGGTTCATTTAATAGGAATCCTCTGGAACGTGAGGCAATCGGAACTCTAGGACATTTGCATGGAATTACGCAGGCGTCTAAAGAGACTGGGGCTTCTCCTTCTCAGGTCCATTCCTATATGGGTGGATATAATACTACTGGCCGCCGCGCTCACGATTTATCTCTGGAGTCGGCTGTCAAGAAGAATGTAGGGAAGATTAGAGATGCAGCTATAGAACGTATGCTCTCATCTATGAATATGATTACTGATGAGAAGCTCGGCCAGATTAAGAAGGCTGAGACTCTGGCTAATATAGCTGCAACTCTTGGCAAGGTAGCTCAACTTGGTATGCCGAAAGAATCTGGGCAGGGCAATAATGGCAACCAAGTCCAGATTGTAGTCTACGCTCCTGCTATCAAGGGTGAGGAACGATACGAAACTGTTGACGTTAACTTAGCTTAAGGAACTACTACTATGCTAGGCAAGGTATCTCGGATACTGGAAGAAAAGAGATTTGGATTCATCAAAGATGTGGAAGGAAATTACTTTTTCTTCCATCAGCAGACAGTCTCTCCAGAGTCTCCACTGAAGTTTGATGAATTAAAAGTGGGGCAGGAAGTTAGCTTTGAGCCTTCTTCTAGAGTGATTGATGGAGTAGAGAAGACTAGAGCGGAGAATGTCTGTTTCATTTGCTAGTCTGCAAAGGAGATTGAAAATGACAGCAGTAGCAACGCCCGGCGCCGGAGCTATAGGTAATCCCAAGTCTGAGGAACCTCCGAAGGTTACTAAGTTCCATGCTCAGGGTGAGGAAGTAACTCTGAAAGGAACTATAGTCGGAGCTACTGAGGATGAGAAGCGATGCAAAGTCTCATTCCATGTTCGAGATACTGGCATTCCCACGGTTGATGCTGTGATTGTGGAAGTAGATTCAGTCTATCTCGACGATGTAGTGACTCAACCAGCGGCACGTAAGGCAGAAGAAAAGAAGTAAGTCTAACCCAAGCAGGAGAGTGATATGCAGTCTAGAGTTGCGTTGATTACATTCTTGGATGGTGGAGCAGGAAACTATCCTGACAATTCTCTGCCAACTCCTCCGGTCTATCCTACAACTGGTCCAGTATTTCCCGGTGGTCCTGTAGACCCAGGATATGGACAGGGCCATCCTCGTCCGCCGCATACTGGTGGTGGTCCAGTCTATCCGCCAGTCTATCCTGGTGGCGGTCCAATATTTCCTCCTGTCGGGCCGGACAATACTCTGCCGGATAATGGGACTACGCCTCCGCCGCAGATTAGTCTGCCAATAGTTCTGCCTCCCACAATTAACCCGACTCCGCCCGGACGCAACCAGAAGTTTGAGTTGAAGTATAGCGTGCGCTTCGGTTGGGTTATAGTTCCTGTCAGTGAAGGGGAGATTGACAATACCCTTCCCCAGACTCCGGAACCAAAGTAATGGCTTATCTTGAGGAAGTCCGACTGGATGATGGTCAGCTAATAAAATATTGGCGTCCATTCAAAACCCAGGAAGACTTCCTCAAGATTCCTGATTCTGTTCGTGAGGGATTCTTTGGTGGGCAGTTAGGTGGTGGCAAGTCTGATATATTGATGATGCTTCCAGTTGTAAGGGGATGGATTCATAATCCTAGGTTCCATGCAATCATCTTTCGTAAGACATTCCCTCAACTCGAAGAATCACTTATTCCTCGTGGGAAGGACTATTATCTCCCATTGGGAGCCAGGTATAACGCTACTAATCACGTATTTACTTTTCCTCATCCTGATAATCCTAAGCTGGATGGAGCGACTATAAGGCTATCATATCTAGCGAACGAAGATGATGCTAGGGAACATGATACAGCGGAATTCAATTATATAGCGTTTGATGAGCTGACACATTTCAGTGAGTGGGTCTATGTATACATGAAGTCTCGGCTGCGAACTTCTGCGCCGGACCTTCCCACTATAATGAGGTCTGCTAGCAATCCTGGGAATATAGGACACTCATGGGTCAAGCGTAGATTCATAGACCCGGCGCGGTTCGGATATAAACTGATTCTAGACCACAAGACAAATGAGCGACGTATATTCATTCCATCATCGCTCATTGATAATATCCACATACAGAATAAGGAAGATTACGCTAACAGTCTTAAAGACCTACCCGAAGCGGAATATAAAGCTAAGGTTCTTGGAGACTGGGACGCATTCAAGGGTCAGGTATTTGAGGAGTTTCTTCGAGCACCTCTACCTAATGACACTCTACAAAGAAGCCATGTCTGTGAACCGTTTGAGATTCCTAAGTGGTGGCCTAGATTTGCTGCGATTGATTGGGGCTATAACCATCCTACGGCTATTCTATGGGGTGCGTTATCTCCAGATGGTCGAGTTTATATATACAGAGAATACATGTCTCGACAAGAGACCACATCACTCTGGGCCAAGAATTTCGCAATTCTCACAGGAAGTGAACAGTTAGCTATTGGTCCTAAACTAGATGGCAGTGCATGGCAGAACCGTGGAACCAATACAGTTGCTCAAGAGTTCATGGAATATGCTAAGACTGAGACTCTTGAAGGTCATGTAGAGTTTGTTCCGACTGCTGCTGATAATGAGAGACTCTCAGGTAAGTTGCTGATTCACGAATATCTTAGACTTGAGCCACTTCCTCAGCCCACTCAAGTCGAGGAATATGATTCTGAACTCGCCGCTAGGATACTTAGGACTGGCAATATTAAGTTGTATGATGATTATCTGTCTAGGTTTGTTCCTAAGAAGCCAGAGGTTCTGCCTAAGCTACAGATATTCAGCACCTGTCAATATCTAATCAATACAATCCCGATGTGTGTATATGTCGAGGATAAGATTGGAAAGTCTGCTGAAGATGTAAAGAAGTGGGACGCTACAGATACTGAGCTTGGTGATGATTTTTACGACGATTTGCGATACCTCCTTAAAGGTATCGACAAGTGGAGAGAGTCTACTGAAGCAATGGACATTGCACTACGAAAAGAATCTCAAATCTATGACGAACTCCAGCAAACCGGAAATCAGACAGCGTTTCATAGACGCTTGGAACATCTTGACAGGACGAAGAATATACGCGTCGGACGATTATTCAAACAGTTCAGACCAAGGCATCATCAATAATTGTCCTACGTGTGCAGTCCATGAGGAATACGAGACTTACCTTAAAGCACACATCAAGACTTTGGATGAAGCTAACAGGGTTCTTGTGGCTAAGCTCACTGATAATCCTGTGGAATCTGGACCGTCTACAGAAGTTATGCAGCCAATTACGGCGCGTCGTAACTTCAAAGATATCCGGCGTGAGTTAGAGTTGAAGCATAAAGTTCAAGTTAAAGAACATGGCCCCATTCAAAATCAAGAAGCCGTGGTCTGAAACTGAGACTGAACCTCAGCTTAAAGTTCCTGCTGAGGAACAAGATAGTTTCATGACTAGCTTGATGAAGAAATTAGTAAGGGGTAATTCATCTCTTAGTCCAGAAGTTCGTAGGAAGCAAGTAGCTCAGTATCTTGGTGATGACACAAATGCTTTACCTGATGCACCATATAGACCAACATCATTAACTAAGTTTCAGGACCAACCATTTAAGAGTCAGTATAAATATCTTCCTCGGATTATACAAATGCCGAAGGAAGTGGTTGGTAAGAATATAAATGAACTCAAACTACCTATGTCATTGGAGCATAATCCTAGTGTAGCTTTAGGTGGGAATTACGGTGGTATAGGTTCTAGCAATTTATCTAATTATATGGGATTAGGTAGTGCTAGAACTTCGATAGGAAAAGATGAGCAAGGCAAGCCTTATCTATCTATGTTTGATAGCTGGGACTTTGCTAATCCTCATGACCCTATGGAGTCTATCCTGAGAACATTAGGTAAGCCGTTTAATATATATGATAGGATTCCTATAACACCAGGCCCAGGCAATACTATACCAGAACAAGTAGACCCATTCTCTAAGGGTGATATAGATTTACCGGCAGAACGTCCTATAAGAAGAAGATAAAATGGCTGATACGATACCCGGACTTGATACTCCAGACCCGATGATGGACCCATCTATGATGGGAGAGCCACCGGCTGAGGATACTCTGGATTCTGGGCCGGAGACTCCGCTTGAGGATTCTATTGAGGAACCTCCACTGGAGCCGGTTGAAGAAACTAATACAGAAGATATTGAAGAAGCTCTGAATGCTCTCGTAGAACATTACGATAGTCGTGAGGAATCTGTCCGTATTACTAGGGCTAGGATTCTCAAGCTATTGGATTACTACTGGCAGGGCATACAGAATGTGTTCTGGAATGAGGCCGGGACTGACTATACCCCTATCACTGAGTCAGACCTGAATGATAACGAGGAACTGCCAAAAATAATAAATATCTACAAAGCGTATGGTGAGTCAATCATAGCAGCTCTGTCTAATGCTACACCCAAGGTCAGATACTTTCCTCAGGATGCAGATAAGCATGATGACATCCTGACGGCCAAGACATTCTCATCTCTGTCCAAGATGATAGAGAAGGAGAATGGCTCAGAGATGATGTTGATGAAGGCTATGTTCAACCTGTATAACGGTGGAATAGTAGCAGCCAACATCACTACTGAGGATGATTACTCCAAGCCAAAGATTCAACGTCCTAAGATGGGGACTCAGACAGATATAAGTCTTGAGCCTATCTGTCCAGAGTGTGGCTCTCCTATGCCGATGCCACCTCCATCAGAAGACCCTAATCAACCAGAAATGCCACCACAATGTGAGACATGTGGATATTCTGGTGAGCCGATAATGGATGAGAAGGAGACTGTCTCTGAGAAGATTGAAAGTATTGAGGAGATAGTTCGTAAGAAGGTTACTATAAATCTGTGGGGTCCACTTCATTTCTTTGTGCCCTCGCATGTTCGTAAGCAATGTGATACTCCATATCTCGGCCTTGACTATGAGGAAGATGAAGCCAAGGCTAAGATGGAACATGACCATATTGCTGATAAGATAGTTGGAACGAATGCATCCAATTCATATCTGCGCTGGACTCGTCTGACCTCGCTTCATATCGACCAATCAAACTCTGCACTCTGCACTATCCGCAAGCGATGGTATCGTCCCTGTGCATTCTATTCCCTTAATGAAGACCAAAGAGATTTACTGCTTGGTCTGTATCCCAAGGGAGTCTATCTGTGCAAGGTTGATGAAGTCCTCGCAGAATACAATGAGGCTGACCTAGATGATGATTGGGTTCTCTCAGAGAATCCACTCTATAATGATATCTATGGACAGCCTCAAGGTCGTGGCCTTCTTGATATACAAGACATGGTTACGATGGTTGTTAACCTTACCAAAGATACTATCGAGCAAGGTATAGGTATCACGTTCGCTAGTCCTACTGTCCTAGACTTTGATAAGTTTTCAAAATCTAGGGCTAGGCCCGGCGATGTATTCCCGACGAAGGCTAGTCTTGGTGAGGATATAGGTAAGGGATTCTATCAGACCAAGACTGCTACACTATCAGACGAAGTGAATATGTTTGATAGGCGTCTTGAACAGTATGGACAGTTTGCTTGCGGTGCATATCCTTCCATATATGGCGGAGTAATACAGGGCGGTGGTGGCACTGCATCAGAATATGAATCATCTAAGAATGCCTCACTTCAGCGACTTCAGATTATGTGGAGAGTCGTTGGTAATTGGTGGGCAAGAATGATGCAGAAGGCTACATATCGTTACATCAAAGAGATGGAAGATGATGTGGCGTTTGTCCAGAAGTCAGGTAATACATTCCTGAACGTCTGGATAAAGATGGCTGAGGCTCAGGGAAGTATAGGTAGAGTCGAGCCAGAATATAATGAACAGTTCCCGATGTCATGGGGACAGAAGAAAGATGTTATCCAGAATCTCTTGACGATGGGTAATGATGCAATCAATGAGATTCTCCAACGTCCTGAGAATGCAGGTCTGATAGCCGATATACTTGGCCTTACAGAATTGTTTGTGCCGGGTCAGGAAGACAGAAATAAACAGCTCTGGGAGATATCACAATTTGTCAAGGGTATTCCAATAGAGCCTGAGATGATGGTGGATGCACATGATGTCCACGTCCTCGTGCTCTTGGAATACATGAATGGTGAATATGGTATAGCTCTTAAGAGCACTCAACCACAGATTTATGATATTATGAATCAGCATCTGATGGCTCATATGCAAATGGGACCACAGGCTGAAATGATGAAACAACAAATGCAGGCTGCTGCTATGCCTCCGGGACAGTCTCCTAATGGGCAGCCTCCAGACCAAGGGCAGCCACCACCAATGGACCAGTCTCAGCAGCCACCACCGCAGGGAGCATAAAATGCCGACAGAACTTTTGCAGTCAGGCACTACTGTTATAACTGATAATGCTATACGTGCGATACCTCCTGTTAAGTATCGTATGTTCATTACTGCTCTCACTGCTACATCAGTTGATATTAGTAATAACTCTGACATGAGCAATGCAAAGAATCTAGTTCCAGCTACAGACCCGGCATTTGGAACTGCTGGACAGGAAGTTGCCGCAGGATTTATTAGAGTCAATGGTGGAAATGCTAATGTAAGACTCGTTAAAGGATAATGGATACTACTATGACACTATCTAACCGTTTCGTAACACTGGCTCCTGAGAATGACAATCCAGCAGCCGGAAGTGTGGATGAATCTTCTAAGTCAGATATGGATATCCTAGATGATATTGACACAGACTCAGAAGAAGGAGATAAAGGAGACGAAGAAACTGAACCTAGAGATGACGCAAGTGATGAGGATGCTGAAACTGACGAGACTGATGAAGACGCTGAAAAAGAACCAGAAGATAAAGCAGAACTTGAAGAAGGTCTGGAAGAAGCAGATAAGACTACTGTAAAGGCTGTCACTAAGAAGTATCCTAATGTCTTCAAAGAGTTCCCGGAACTTAGACAGGGATTATTTCTCAGCCGTCAATACCAGGAAATCTTTGCAACTCCTGATGAAGCAATCGAATCTAAGGAAACTGCGGACACGTATAATTACTTTCAGGATAAACTTCTGCAAGGCAGTTCTAAGGAACTACTTCAGAGCCTGAAAGAAAGTGGTGATGTCAAATCATATCAGAGTTTCGTAGACCAGTTCCTACCAACTCTGTTCAGTGCTGACCAGAACTTATATTATCAGGCCGTGCAGCCTGTCCTTCAGACTGCGCTATATAGTGCATTCAAGGAAGGTGTAGATTCAGATAATAAGAATCTGGCATTAGCTGCACGCTGGATAAGCAAGTGGCTATTCAATAACGATGAGATGAAGCCCCCTACTGTCAGGGCCGAGAATAAGATAGACCCTGAACGTCAGAGATTCCTTGAGGAAAAAGCTCGTTGGGAAACCGAGAGATTCGGCAACGAGTATTCTGGCGTGGCTGGAGAAATCTATACGGAACTAAAGAAGAATATAATGAAAGATATTGACCCAAATAATCAGTTGGGTGAGTATACTAGAAAGAAGTTGATGGATGATGTCGTAGCTGAAGTGGGTAAACTACTCGAATCCGACAAAGCTCACATTCGGACTATGGATTCTCTCTGGGATAATTTCCGGAAATCCGGTATGCCTCGCAGCGGAAAGACCAGGATTAAGGACACGTATCTGGCGCGTGCGCTTAGACTGTTACCGGGTGTAAAGTCTCGACTCAGAGCAGAGGCGCTCGGTCGTAAGACGAAGTCAAGTCTTCCAAATAAAGCTAATGGAACGGGCAATCGTCCAGCCCAAAAGACTGGCTCTAAAGGGACTAAAGGAAAGTTGGACATGAAAGATACTAAGGGCATGTCCGACATGGATATCCTTAATAGGATAATGAAATAAAATGGCACTTGTAGAAGCTCAGGTAGTCGCAAACGAGCTTGAGCGAGTCGAGCCAACTATCCCGACACTCTTTGATAGGGACGATGTATTTTACTCGTCCATAGAAAAGAAGAACGTCGAGACTGTCTCAGCTCGCACAATGCGCGTTCCTCTTGAACTGCGCCCCGGTGGTCGATTTGGTATGTTTGACCCCGATGGTGGAGACTTGGGAGTTGGCGAAGGCCCATCCTTTGACAAAGCTCAGGTTGACACGTTTCATATGCGGTATGCCGTTCAGTGGACTAAGAAAGCTGAATGGGCTACTGATGATGCACGTAAGTCTGTCCTGAATACTTTGAAGCATCTTCTGGCTAAGGCTATGCCAGAGTTCCGCCGCAATGTGGATGCTCTCTGTATGACGGGTGGAAATGGTGTCCTCGGCACAGTCTCTGCGCCAGCCACTACTGCGGGTGGTAAGGATACTCTTACGCTTGCTACTGACGGCTTTGGTGTGAAGCTGCTCCGATATGGTCAGGCTATATCAATCTATGATACTGGCTTGACTACTCGGCGCACCCATACTGGGCTGGCATCGTTCAATGGTTATGCTCCAATAGATTTCTATGACTTGAATAATAAACAGATTCGAGTCGCAGGAACTACTGGTGCAACGACCACTGGTGATAAGGTAGTTGTAGAAGGAACTACGACTGTCCCGCCCACTAGTATTATGGGCGTTCCTTATCATCACAATGATGCTTCCACGGGATTCTGGCTTGGCTTTGATAGGTCTGCCACGCCTGAGATTCGTGCGAATCGTGTTAACGCAAACAATGGTGGACTTGCACTTCCACTTGCGAGACTTGCTGTTAACAAGATTGGCGACCGTGTTGGTATCAGCCAGTCATATAAGCCTGTTGCATGGATGCATCCTTGTCAGGTGCAGGCTTATGAGGAACTCGGTCAGCTTGTTTCAATGATAATGAAGCAGGCTGCTCCTGAGAAACTCAATCTGTATTTTGGTGAAGGAATGCAGTTGGCCGGTGCCGCTGTTAAGCCTTCATATCTCTGGGACAAGACTCGTATCGACTTCGTTATTTCTGAAGTCTGGGGTCGTGCAGAGATGCATCCTGCGAAGTTCTATGATGTAGATGGACGACGGATATTTGAAATCCGCGGTGCCACTGGCGGCGTTGCTACTAGCCAGATATTCTACATCACAGCTTCGTTCAATCTGTTTGTGAACAATCCTGCTGCGTGCTCGTATATTGCGAGCCTCGCAGTTCCGAGCGGCTACTAACCCTTACTGCTATTGGGGATGGGGGGTAGACTTAGTTCTGCCCCTCATTTTTTATGACTCTATCACACTGTAATAAGATTCTACTCGAACGCTACGGAACTCATGTATTCGATAATAAACCTATCTTTCGTGTAGTGTTCTCGAATAATGAGTTGGAATATCGTAAGGGGCTATTTGGCCCTTTGATGGTATTTCCTGAAGTTAGACAAGTTTCTAAGTATCCATATGCTAAGAACTGCTTTGTTCTAGAGAAGTTTGCATATATAGGTCAGCAGCCGGAGCTAGTTAATGTCTCTGGCTATTCATATGAACCTATCTGGGTCTTTCAAGATGCCAAGGGTCAGCCACAAGAATTGCTGTGGGAAGCTGTCGAGGCACTTATATACAAGCTGATGAATCATACGATAGAGAGGAAGAATGATTCTATGGTTCGCGGCGAACATCAGGCTATCATAGATAAGGAAGCTGAGGAAAATCTAGTAATCCTAGAAGATGCAATGAGAAGCTACTCAACTGAGGTCGTTGACAGGGAGACTGTATAATGTCACTAGCTACTATCGTTTCGCTAATGCCTTGCGATATCCGAGAATCTAAGCCTAGCATCATGCCGGTAGAGTATTTCATACCTGCCGCTAGAATGGGAGATTTTGAAACTCTCAAAATTGAAGATGGTTATGGTCATTTGTATCTTGACCAAGACCGAGGAACAGTCTCAGTTCCCATAGATTCACACAAGCTGGCTGATTCTATCGTGAAGGACTATATGTATTCATGTATAGAGTTGGATTATACAGGACAGGCCACGCCGGGATTGTTCTGGCTTGATGGTCATCTTGAGAAATCAGCCATACTGAAAGACCATCTCAAGAAACTTAACGAGGTTAAGGACTGCCAGAATCGTTGGTTCCTTAGACTCGTCAAGGTTGCAGATGATGATTGGACTAGGAATCAGCAGCATCGTTCTATAACTGCAATACAACGTGCCGCGGCAGTCGCACTGAAGTCTCAGATTGGTGAGCGGCCTTGGAATGTTGAAGTTAAGGACATGGTTGCTTTCAAGAACTGCAAGTATTGCACAAGCACCATAAATGCTGGCGCTCTGGTCTGTCCTACTTGTGGACGCCAGCTTGTGACTGACGAAGAATTGAAGAAAGCTATTGCTTAGAAAGAGTGCATAATGATAGTTGCCGACGCTATCAAAGCTGCTGCTGTCCTAATGAATGACCCTAATCAGGTCACATGGACAAACGAAGTTCTTCTAGGTGTATCACTACAAGCCTATGAGGAATTGTGTAATGATTTGGTAGCTAACGGATTTCGTCTGTTCAAGGAGATTACATCTGCACCATTGAAGGTGACATCTCCTAATACTTCCATAGATACACCGCCTACTGATATGTTTGTTCCTATATCTCTTGAGGAACGAAACATAGGCGATACAATGTATACATCTATGGAAGAAAAGGCCTGGGAGCCTTCGGTAGCCAAGACTACTAGTCTCAGACTGTGGACATTCAGAAAGAATGCTATCCAACTCATCGGAGCTACAGTAGATAAAGAAGTTCGGATGAAGTATATCAATAATGCTATTGGAGTAATAACCAACGAAAATAGCATTATCAACATGACTAACGGCGCCGGTCTTCTGGGGGCTAAGATAGCCAGCATTGCTGCTACTCACCTTGCTAAGAATCCTAAAGATGGTATTGTCAAAGAAGGTGTGTATCGGTATCGTCTAACCACGTATATTCAAATCGAACTGGGAAACCAGCAAGGTAAACCAGTCAGGAGACTACCCTATAGAGTTCCAAAACTCCGTAGTGTATAACCTGTCGAGGAGATTAAAATGGGATTTCCGGGACAGATAAGCAAACTCTCAGAGAGAATCGTGGCATCAGCAGCAACGATGGAAGCTAATGCTGACGTTCTCATTGTATCAGGCACGGCTGCTATCGCAAATCTGATTCCTAAGACTCCGGGTGTTGGGAATCAGGCAGTTACTCTTATTCCTCTCGCTGCTGCTACTCTGGTAGCGACTGGTAATATAGCAGTTGCTGTAGCTCTGGTAGTCAATCGTGCTCAGACTCTAGTCTACAGCCGTTCACAAGCTAAGTGGTTCCCAGTTATTGCGGCGGTGTAATGTGATAGCTGAACACGAAGCAAAGTTAATAAATGCTTTTAAGGGTGTGTTTGATAGAGGACATGATGAAGCTGTCCCTATCGACCACTCTATAGAAGCATATAATGTATCCTTTGATACTGAAGAAATTAGGTCTAGATATGGCTCAGCACTAGACTTAACTATCACTGGACCTTTGCTTCGTGTTCATACCTATGAGAAATCTGGTGAGGCTACCAGATATCTTTGTTTGAAGGATGATGGTTCGATATATGATTCGACTGCGCCTGGAGTAGCTATCTTAACTATTCCAGCAATGACAGATTTTTCGTGCGTAGTGATGTTCGATAGAGCATTCATAAGTCCACACAATGGAGATAGAGGATTACCGGGTGAGTATGTATATGTATATGAAGGTGCAGGATTAGC